TCTTACAGGACGAACTACCCCGGTAGTTTCGTCTCATGCCCCGCTCTCCTACGACCCGTCATCAGCAAGCGGATTAACCGCTTGGCCAGCCCAATCTTCCCGCCGAGAGAAATTGATAACATATTTCCTCGACTTGCCCTTAAGGCCGTCTTCCAATATCCCACGGACGTTGGTGGGTAGGAAGGGAAGAGTGGTAATTATGGGTTCCAGATCAGATACATAAGTGTCTTGATACTGATCATCCCAGGAACTTCGAAGCTGGTCTACCATTACATTGAAGGTGGGTCCACTCTCACGGATCTGGCTTTCCATGAGTAACTGTTCGTTGACAGTTAACCCAAATCTCTTCTCCACAAGCAATCGGCTCGTCATGCTAACTGCAGGACGTTTCTTAACCCACCGGTCTCTATCTGAGAGGGCTTGCGAAATATAGTCATCATGATTCCAGCCAGTTCTCAAGACTTTGCTGATATCATAACTCCTAGTCAATTCGCACACACGATGAGCTAATTCACCGACAACTGGTGTGTCATGGTACAAGTACGCATAGGACAGCGCTTTAGCCCGCATTTGCGAAAAATGGGCCGATTCGCGGCAGAGCCTAAGCCCTGGTGGTAATACAAAGAATTTACGGAGCACTTTGCACGGGTCCGGCAATATTATGAGTTCGTCCGCCGAACACACCGTGCTGCAAAAACTCGCTTCCGTAAAATTCCGATGAGCCACAGGTTTTAAGATTAACCCTAACTTAGCCGCTGAGATCTCCATGTCGGCTGCCTGGGCAGCCGATGCCGCCATGATGCCATCGTCTCCTTCGACGCGTAGCCGGCGTTCCTGTAGTGCCAAATCAACCGTCTCTTCCAAAGACCGGCCGGGCACATCAAATTTAAGGAATAAAAGCAGTAGGAGATCCAAGAGTCCATTAGCTGAACTCGTCCAAAGCACTCCAGACATCAATTTCTGGTCGACAGATACAGTGCAAGTGCTAAAGAAGCTGCGGTTTGAACCACGGATCATTCTCATAATGAGACGTTTCTCCATGTTACGGTGAGGCATAGCTCGTAGCATGTGGGCGAACCCAAATGCTACGGCCTCATTGAACTCCGCATAATGATGAGCTTCCATGCTTGTGAAATCCGTTTCTATCACGGGATCGTTACCAAATAATTCAAGTAACATGGGCGCTCTATCCCGAGGATCCTTACCTTTCACAAAGTAAGAATCAACGTTTCCCTTATCATAAAGTGCCTCATCAATGGCATGGATAATGGGCCCTAATATGACCTTAGTATAATCACTTGGACTGTTGATCATACGAGGCCACTTGGGTTCATCCCATCCCTCCCATTTGGTGAATGCAAGGGAGTCGACTATTTCCTTCATCTGAGCGGGTTTGAGGCCCACTTGTTCAATCTCTTCCCTCAACGCTCGCAATTGAATCTTGCGCTTCGCGGAATACGGGGTATGTGCTAACCAATCTTCAAATAAACGTCTAGTCGTAACGCTCTTGAGATCAGGAGGAATGAACTTCCGGGGTATGAAGGCTTTCGCGAACCGGAGAAATCTCTGTCTTCTCTCCGGCTCGGCATCAGGCATTTTCCTTCCGTAACGGCCGATGGCGCCAGTTACGTGGGAGACAAGTGAGTTGAGATCCGGTATCATGGAAGTGGGTGCCAGTTTCCCACTAGTGGAATCTAGGATGCGGAACTTGGATAAAAATCCAACAACCGCTCGCTTCTCAGGCCCTCTCCCCCTCCTCAATTTAATGGTTAGAGAGGAATCGGGCTCGGGAAGCGCCTTCTTAGGTCTCAGCTCGCCTGGGCGGTATCCCCAAACAAGCCTGGCGCTGGCTTGCTGGGGCAACGGTTTAAATTGAAAGTGCACACAGCGGACATATTGCGAGCTGATACCCACAATGATGCCGACTGCGCCGCTTCCAAACCGTCCCATTGCGTATTGATATCACGAAACCTCGTGTATCGGAGGATAAATGCCTCCATATCGGACCTAAGTTTCCCAAGCGTACCGCCATAACAGGCTTCCGCTTTACGAAAATCGAAAGTCCGAGATGCATGGGCAGTAGTGGTTCTATAAAAAAACTCACCGCCCAAAGCATCCGCAACGCGGCGTTCCCGCAACCACCCGGAATTGAGCGATTCGGCCGAACGCTCAACTCCAAAGACATCTCGAGCGGAAAATGTCATAGGACAACCCCTAACTTGACTAATAAGCCAAGAATAGGCGCTCGAAAGAACACTCCACACTCCGATGCCCGGACCCCGAGTGCGCGTATAAATCTCCACGCACTCCACCACGGTCGCTCGTTCATCCGTATGAGCGAGCAACTTGGTATCGCTCCAATTGCAAGGGCGCACATCAATGGGGCTCGCGTCGCCAACAATAGGGATAATCCCAACGGACAAGACCTTAACGGATATTATCCGACAAAAGGGTACTATACTCATCCGCTTCGACACTTGGTATAACCACCACGACCAGGACGACACTATTAGCATCGAGATTCGCACGGGGCATCGCCTTGTTACTAACGAGGAGAACACCAAAGTCAAAGAAGCCAACGCGCACCCAATGATGCGCTTTCTCACAACAGCATTCGCGAGCATGCGATGTATTGGGGCATCCAATCCATTCGCATTAATTCGCGCACACCCAGAGCGTTCCAGATCTGCGACGGTCGTATCGTAGCAGTGCCATTCTGGAGGCATGCAAGTGAATTGAATCAACTCGCATTCAGGGCCCTCGGGGGAGGACCAACCGATGGGAGCATTGAGTGGTGCAGGCCCATGAACGTAAGAGCACATCTTAACGTCAGGACTACGCATCTCATGCACACCAATCTGTCGCGGCAAAACAACCGCTTCGACCTTCTCCTTCTTCAACTCAGCAATCACGTCCTTAAGAGCGTTGTTCGTGTCGATATGAACACGATTCGCTTCAAGGAGGGCCTTCTCTGAGCTCTTGGGCCCCGAGTTGCCTTTCCTGGGCGGCTGCTTCTTGCCTGGCATGTCGTCACCCTCCGTGACTTCCCCATGTGAAGAGGATAGACGGGAGTCACGGGGATTCGAACTCATGTTCGAAGACCAACATTCAGCAGGAGATGCATACCCAACACTACGCTGGGTTCGCTGTGATCGGGATGGCTTCCCGTCACGATTGCGTCTGCGCGCGACGTTATTCCAAGATCCTTCTTGGGAACGCCTCACTGCTAGACTAAGAATATGGGTGTCCTCAATGTCGCAGGTGTTCAAACATTCGAACATCGACGCCAATTGACGGTCGCCCATACCCTCAGGCTCGCAGACGCAACACTCCTCGGGCAATGGCAAAGAAGAGCCCATAACTGAGAGCCACGCGTAGCGCTTACGCGCAGCCCTCAACACGGCAATACTCTTCCTATCATGCACATCCACTTGGATGATTCCCCCTTTCGGGAGATACATGATGCCAAATTGCCCAACAACGGTCTGCATCGCAGTGATGCAAGAGCCGTCGGCAACCATCTCCTTCATCGTAGTCGAGACAAGGTTTCCACACCTACCGACCACGAGAGGAGTCAACAAGCGACACACACGAGGATCTGGTTGAGTCAAAAGACACCAATGCCACCTACGTGCGTATCCATGAGGGCAACCATTAATGGCCACCTTCAACTTGTCAAATTGACTTAAATGTGAGGAAGAAACTTCACTCAAAACCAAACTTCGACCAGAAACTAGTCGATTGGCGCACCGGTCGCCAACAAGAGGACGACCTGAAGCTACGACAATGCTATGGGACGCAAATCCCAATTCCGCGTTAGCGGTCTCGCACGACGCAACCTGTTGAAACGTGACAGGCTCACGTGGGGATAACTCCGCTCCAAGCCCACTTTGCGGTGGGGGTTCAGCCTGCGAACAAACTGCTTGGATGCGTGCTACGAACTTCAACCCAAGTTCATGCTGATTAGCATCTGTGACAAATGTAATACAATGCCCGGAATGTCACTCCAAGGCAAGGGAAACCACCACCAATCCATGTGCGAACTTTAAAAAGTCGACTTACGATGGAAACATGT